AGACTACTATCAAAACGTTTGGGATGAAATGGGTATCGAAGGTTGGAGTAGAGATTTTGTTGAACAACATTTGGATATGAACAAGATTGAAGAATACTTCGAAGAGATGTATGAGTCAATGATAGAAGATGACCCACAGTCTTACTTTGATGAAGATGAATTACCATTGTCTGAAGAACAACAACAGAAGGTTGAAAAATACAGAGAAGAGATTGAGGAGTTGAATGACATTATTAATCACTCTGAAGATGATGGTGAGGTTGGTGCTGCTGAGGAAAGAATTGAAGAAATTGAATCTGAGATAGAATACGAACAAAGTAATCCTGAAGGTGAACCGACTGTAGGTCAGATTGAAGATATGGTATCAAATATGATGTATGATGTTAAACAAGACCCTCTATCATATTTGAATGATTATGGTTTTGATGTTACTAATTTTGTTGATGTTGATGAACTTATTGAAGACTCACTTAATTATGACGGTGTTGGTCCGGCATTATCATCTTATGATGGTGAGGTATACGAATCGTTAGTAAATGGTGATTGGTATCACATACTTATTGTTGAATAATTCTTCCAATAACTTATATTACTTAAAACTTTAAGGATGGAATTAGACTGGATTATACAACAACCCATAGACTTCGAGTACAAACAATATCTTATTTTAGATTATGTGAAGAAAGCTGAAGAGAAGTTGGAGAGATTTGAACTCTACCCAACTTTTCAGGAGTTAACTTTATTATATACTAGTGCTCAAAGAGTTATGGACCATGGTCAGTTTATTACATTGAAAAGAGAACCCCAAGAAAATGATGATGAAATACTCATTATTGACTTAATTTATAATACCATTCGTTTTAAAGACTCAGAAGAGGGTCAAGAAATTTTAAACATTGCTGAATTTGCAAGAGACAAATTCAAAGAGTTGTTTATGGTGGCAAAATCATTATGGTCAATCGTTAATGATAGTATTAGTTTAGAGATAACTAATGATATGAATAGAGCTAATGGAGGTTGGGGTTATTTTTATTTTATTTACAAAGATGAATTATTTGTTTATGAATATAATATTGGATTGATAGACCCTGGTTCAGAACAAAATAAATGTAATATAGAACTATTGTATCAAGGACCTGAAAAGACTGTGAAAGACATTATAGTTGAGAAAGGTGTTTTTGGTTTAAATAAAGAATTAGAAGATAAAGAATATGGTTTGGACTTCCCTATTTTTAAGATTAGTTTTGACCAAAACTTTCCTTTAAAGGGTTGTTTAATTTCTTTATCAAAAAGAAAAGTTATGAATTATGTATTTCAATCAGTAAAAATAAAAGACCTAAAAGATAATTAAAATGGATGCAGCAACGAAAATCGACACAGACTACATTTACAAAATGGTAAAAGAAACTCCTAATGATTCAATGTTAGGTGAAAAAATTAGAGCCTACATTTATGAAGTCGAAGAAGCCTGATAATATAGTTTGGGACGAAGACAATCAAAAGTATAATGCATCACTATTACCTTACGCTACTAGTGTAAGTGGCCCTGTTGTCAAATTAGATGATGTTGGAGCTTTCAAAGAGAGGGGTGTTAACAGAGTTCAGAAGACATTCAGCGCAAAGTACAAAGAGTTGGTTGATGAATATAACAACTTAATTGATGAGGTTGAGTTAAATAATATGATTTACAATTCCAACTATTCATTTGAGCCTGTGATTGGTGAAATTTATCACCTATACATTAGAAATAATGGAAAATATTTCTTATCTTTGATTGGTCCACAAGAGTGGAACATGGAACATATAACTTCAGTAAGACTTAATTCAGAACATAAATGGGTTTCAACAAAAGATTCATAACAAAAGAAAGTATCCTCAGAACATCTAACGAAAAGTTAGAACAACTATTCAATGCGGATGGATTGATTATGGATATGTGGTCTTCAAAGTTTTATGAGAAGTTCAATTCAGGACTTCATAAAGATACAATTATAGAAATGTTAGAGTATGGAGAAGATTAATTTTTCAGACCCTTCACTATACCATCCAAAAGGTATACTTAGAAAACCAATAAGCATTGAAATCACAGACGATACGATTTCTGTTGTATTGGCTGGTGGTTTAGGTAATATGATGTTTCAGGTTTCAACGATTCTTTCATATGCTAAAGACAATAACCTTAGACCTCTCATTGGGTATTGGACTACTCATCAATCTGAAAGTTCACGATGGTCACATAGGTTAAATAAGTTTGCTCGTAATCATCACTTTGAACCGTGGGGTGGACATATATTACAAGACCGACCAGTATCGTTGGGTGAAGTGTATCCAAAGTTACCGTGGTTCAATACAAGACCAAATGCGTATCAATGGTGGTTTAATCAGGATTTTGCATATGAATTAGATACTGGTAAGTCAGGTCTGTTCGTTGACATTGCTCAGGGTCAAGCACCACCTTTTATTGTACAGGGTTATTTCTTTAATTACCGATACTGGCACCACAATAGGGATTACCTTTTAGATATGTTCACTTTGGATGAGGAACTAAGGGATTGGATGTATTATCACTATGGAAACTTATTTCAAAATAAGACAATATCGGTTCATTTGAGACTGGGTAATGATACGGATTTCATGCCTGTTGAAAAAGTACCAATGGAGTGGGTACTCGAAAAAGTGGACTCATTGGTGGAGAGTAAGTATGATAACGTTCTTATTTTCTCTGACAATTTGAAGGCAGCTCAAAAAATATTTTATACAAATTCACCAATTCGTAGGTCACAATTACGTTTTATCGATGATGACCCTTATATTTGTATGGAGTTGATGTCACGATGTGATAAACATGTATTATCAAATTCGACATTATCTTTTTGGGGTGCGTATATGGACAGAAAGGAGAATAATCCTGAGACTTACATACACTCATCATTCTTCAAAGAACACCCAATTGAGATGATTCCTTATGACAACTGGAAAATAGAAGAATAATTATAAATAAAAGAAACATGAGAAAACAAAAATCCGATTTTGAACTTTTAGCTCCAAAGATGAGACAACCAATTCACATTACTTATTTGGCTAAATACATCCTTAAAAAGACTATTGAAGAAACACAAGAAGTGATTAATAGGGGTATTGATATGGGAATATTTGAGGAAGTGAAGTTTAATGGTTACTACAAACTAAAAAATCAAGTTTAAGATGAATAAGGAGATGGTAAATCACCCCAACCATTACGGTGGGGAAGAGAACCCTTATGAGGTTGTTAAGATTGCTGAGGCAACAGGATTGGATAAAGATGCCTATCTGTTCAACGTACTAAAATATATCGTTAGAAGTGGTAAGAAAGATGGTAATCCACCTTTACAAGACATGAAAAAAGCGTTATGGTATTTGGAGAGAAGAATTAAAACGATGGAATAATGTTGTCGTTTTTAATGAAATATCTTTTAATAGGTGCAGTCACTGGACTTGTGTTAGAGACATTGGTTGATAAGGTGGCGGACCAAAGATTTACTGGTGGCGAACGATTGTTTGTCATTGTATTATGGCCTTTATCATTGGTAGTATTTTTGATTGGGTTTTTTAACAAAGGAGAATGAAAGAAATGAAAGAATTAATTGGGGATATTCATTGTTCAGATACGGTGAAGTTTATGAATGAAATGCCGGAGAAGTCGGTTGACTTGATTGTTACCTCACCACCTTATGGTGTTGGTATCGACTATGACAGTTGGGACGATGATAAATACTTTGATGAGTATATGAGATTTACTCGTGAGTGGTTGAGTGCTACGTACAGAGTCCTAAGAGATGATGGTCGTATTGCGGTGAACATTCCTTATGAAATTAACCGTCAGAAGAAAGGTGGTCGTATTTATTTCTCTTCAGAGGTTTGGCAGGTGATGAAACAGCTGGGTTTTGGGTTCTTTGGAATCGTAGATTTGGAGGAGAGTTCACCACATAGAAGTAAGACAACTGCGTGGGGAAGTTGGATGAGTCCATCTGCACCATACATATACAATCCAAAGGAGTGTGTTATCTTAGCGTATAAGAACGTTTCTAAGAAACAGGTTAAGGGAACACCTCAATGGGAAGGTGAGTATCAGATGGTACCCAACGAAAAGATTGAAGGAGAGTTCAGAAAGAAGTTGGTCTACGATGAGAAGGATAAGAAAGACTTTATGTCATTGGTATTTGGACAATGGAATTATTTTGCAGATACACAACAAAAGACTAAGGCGACATTCTCATTGGATATACCGTATAGAGCAATCAAAATCTTATCCTATAAAGAAGATGTGGTCTTTGACCCATTCAACGGTTCAGGGACGACCTGTTTAGCCGCTGAGATGTTGGGAAGACCGTGGTTGGGTTGTGACATCTCACAAAACTATGTAAAGGTTGCTAAGGAAAGACTCAAAGAGTATAAACTAAACCAACAGCAATTAGAAATCGTAGTAGATGAGCATTCAAAACATTAAGGTAATTGATAATGAGACACTAATTATTACCACCACAGACAATGAAGTGGTATGGTTCGAGAAAGACCAACTTGAAGGACCTGAAAGGGTTTGGTTTGATAATATTTTGGCATGTTCATTATCACTTATAAGTAAAACCCCTAAATAAGGGGTTTTTTCTTTATATGGATATTTATTAGTAAAGATTTTGTAAATGAGACCACACAGGATAGATGAGTCAGAAAAGAAAAGAATATTGACTCTACACGAAACGGCAACAAAAAAGGGTTATTTGATGGAACAGAAGAAAGATGGTTCGGTTATGAAGGCGAGTCAGGTCTTTTGGGATAACATTAAAAACTTTGAGGGTAATCCAAAGAAAAGAGTCGGGGGTATCAAAGAGCCAATGTTAAAAGCATATAAGGACACTAAAGGTATTTGGACCATAGGTTATGGTCATACTGAGGGTGTGGTTAAAGGTATGAAGATATCTAATGATATTGCGTTGAAATTCTTATATGACGATGCTGCGGAATCTGCGGATTGTGTGAGAAGAATCTTCAAAGAGTGGAAGTCAAAAGGATTAAATTACGAAATTACTCAAGGACAATTTGATGCTTTGGTATCGTTAGTATTTAATGCTGGTTGTGATGCGGTAAGGACATCGGATTTCATTCAAAGTGTGAAGAAAGGTGATATGAAAAGAGCTGCGGAACAAATCGAAGAATTTAGAACTGCGGGCGGTGTTGACAGAAGAAATAAAGAAAGTGAAATATTTTTATCATAATGAAACAATTAATTAATGAATCGGGTTTACGTAATATAGGTGAACTAGCCAAGAGATATAAGAAAGCGAAGATTTACTTCCACCAAGATTTGGATGGTGTAACGACTGCTTTGGCAATGAAGAACTATTTGGAAGATAACGGTATCAAAGTTGTTGATGCTGAAATCATTCAATATGGTGATAAGGAGTTTGCAGTTAAGAAGCAAGATGCTACAGGTGATACGATGCCGGTGTTGGTTGACTTTGCTCACGGTAAGCCGATGTTCGTTATTCACACTGACCACCACGACAGTCAAAGTGGTGTTGAAGGTGATACGGCAACTTCATTCAGACCATCACGTTCTAATGTTGCTACCATTTCAGATGTTATGTCACCAAAGGATATCTTCCCTTCTGAGGATATCACATTGATTTCTACTGTGGATTCTGCTGACTTTGCTAAGTATGGTTTGGAACCACAAGACATTATGAATTTCATCTTCCGTTTGGATAAGGATAAGTCTTTACAGAAAAACAGAATGGCTTTGGGATTAGCGACAAACAAATTAATGTTGGCGTATAAGAACAAACCAGGTTTCATGGAAGAGTTGGTGATGACATCAAAACCATCATTATTGAATATCTTCCAAAACATCAGAAGAATTGCTGACAGAGAAAATTATGCATCTGCTGCGATGATGGCGGGTAACCAAGAAGATTACGTACAACAAAGAAGTGAGGACCCGAATCTAAACTACCAAGATGGTATCATTTATCAGTACGGTGGTGGTAGAATGTTCAAACCAGGTTCATATGATAGATACACACCATTTAAGTTACATCCTGATGCTGACTTCTTAATTACTGTTTGGCCGATGGGATTGGTTCAAGCATCGTGTAACCCATTTAAGAAAGAGAGAGAACTCAAAGGTGTAAACTTGGGTGAGATTGCTCAAGAAGTATTAGGTAAGTGGGAAGCGAAGTTAAGAGAGAAAATCATTCCTTTATCGACAATCAAATGGATTTCAGAATCTGCTAAAGACTTTGGTTCTGAATCTGTAGGTTTTACTAATGCTGATTTGGAAGCGTTCTATGGTGATAAGATTAGAAGTATGGAAGGTGGTGATGCGTATATGGAAAACCTAAAACAGGTGATGGATAAGTCTTTCAGTGAATTGAGTGAAGATGAAATAGTGTTGTTGGATAAGTTGGGTGTACCTGCTTGGG